GAATACGTCATTGTGGCGACAGGGCAAGCGCCGCCGGACACCGCGGAGCACGTGTGCACACTCCTCTCCGACGAACAGACTCTTGTGTGGCACATCTACCGTGTGTACCCGTGAGCTGGGCCTCCCGCCGGAACCGCGCTAAATGGTTTGCCAAAAGAGTCGACCCCGAGTACGAGCGCCTCAACCTGCGCTGCCCGATCTGCGGCGCGGTGATGCCAAGCTCATTGCACCGACCTTATCATTTGGCGCTTGAGCATGGCTGGCGGCTTTCACAAGAGTTTAGTGAGGTGGCACGGCTTTCGGTGTACAAGGACACCGGGGGTAACCGCGACACACCTTGTGGTTAAGCCATTTCCAAATAAGGGTGGGTACCATGCAAGGTAACAAAAGAAATATAGCCTGGTGGTTGTTTGTTATTGCTATGCTCGTAGGGGTGTCCGGGATCGCATTGATTATAAACGGTGCTTCATTCAAGGTGGCATTGGGAGTATTCTTTGTTATTTGGGCTCAGAACATAGCGCATAATGTGCGATTTATCAAGAGTGAAAGATAGATGGTACCTTGACTTCAAGTAAGACGGAGTACCATATTTGTACGCATGGCAAACGAAGAGATTACTAGAGCAACGGGAACCGTATTCAACACAATTCATCCAAAGTATAAGGCATTTGCGGATGAATGGTTGACTGGTGAGCATACCGGAAAACGGTTCAACGGTAGAGCGGCATATGAACACGCAGGCTATACCGCAGCACCATCCAATCCATCAACTAACGCATCGAAGCTTCTTCGGCACCCTGACGTAGCCGCTTACATCAAATCTCGTATGGACGAGATGGCGATGTCTACGGATGAGGTGCTGTTGCGTTTTTCTGACATAGCACGGTCCAACGTTGGCAACATCCTCACGAAAAATGAGCTGTTTCAACGTGTTGAGATCGATCACGACGCCCTTCTAGCTAATAAGCATTATGTAAAGTCCTTTGGTTACGATGCTAACGGTAACATGAAGGTAGAGTTCCACGACCCGCAACGTGCTCTTGAAAATGTTGCTCGTGTTCTTGACATGTTCAAAGGTGAGTTTGGGTTCAATGGTTCAGCCGGTGCACCTATTACGATGCGTGTGCAGTTTGTTTCACCAGAAGGTGAAATAGAAGAGCACGGTCCGACTAGTGAGCACCAAGACGCCATAGAGGATTTCTCTGAACTTGACGAGATGACGTTGGGCTTACCCGGTGATGAAGACTGATTGTGGTACAGTTTTCAGCAAAATTACCAGAGTATGCGCGTGGACTTTTTGTACCTGCTCGATATAAAGTCTTTTGGGGTGGGCGTGGTGCAGCTCGTTCTTGGAGTTATGCACAGGCGATCCTTATTATGGGAAGCCAGCGCAAGCTTCGTGTATTGTGCTGCCGTGAATTCCAGAAGTCCATTGCTGATTCTGTCCACAAGCTATTCGAAGATCAAGTAGTTCGTTTAAACCTTCCTGGATGGGATGTCGGCCAAAAAGTCATCACCCATAAAGGAACAGGTACAACAATTCTCTTCGAAGGACTGCGTTATAACACTAATCGCATCAAGTCACTCGAAGGTATTGATATCTGTTGGGTGGAAGAAGCTGAGTCTGTTACGAAAGCTTCATGGGAAATCCTTATTCCAACCATTCGTAAAGATGAATCAGAAATATGGATTTCTTTCAATCCTGATCTAGAAAGCGATCCGACGTATCAGCGATTCGTAATAGGTCGTCCACCGAACGCCATAGTGCAGAAAGTCGGGTGGGAAGACAATCCGTGGTTCCCAGAAGTACTCAAAGAAGAGAAAGACTATCTATACCGTGTAGATCCTGAAGCAGCTGAACATGTGTGGGGTGGGGTACCCAGGAAGACTTCAGAGGCGCAAGTGCTTCATGGAAAATGGCGTGTAGAATCTTTCAAACCAGCACCCAATCAATTAGATTCATCCGGTCGTAAGATTTGGGTTGGACCTTACACTGGTGCAGACTTTGGGTTCTCTGTAGATCCAACGGCATGCACTGAGTTGTGGATTAAACGTTCATCTGAGTATCATTTCAGTCAAGGTGAATTACATGTGTACCAAGAATCTTGGAAGATTAAACTTGATACACACATGATTAAGCGTCAGTGGCTACGTGACATAGGCCGAAGGATTGTAACCCGCATTATTCGTGCAGATTCTTCACGCCCTGAAACTATTTCTTATCTAAAGCAACATGGTTTGCGTGGGATTCGTCCTGCTTTCAAATGGCCTAACTCAGTTGAAGACGGTATTGCTTACTTACGACAATTTGAAGGCATTGTGATCCATCCAAATTGTCGGCACTACAAGCAAGAAGCTATGCTGTATGGTTATAAGGTTGATGACAAGACTGGCGAGATCACCAGAAAGATTGTAGACAAACACAATCATCTAATTGACGCAACTCGTTATGCGTTGGTACCGATGATTCGCATGCGCCGCTCGGCTTCTAATTACTCTGGTCATACTTATGCCAACTCCAATTAGTTCACACGAGCAAAATCCAGATGAACCTGTTCAACTTGCAATTGCTCCGTTTGATGAATGGACATACGAAGACGCCAATAATGCTTTGAAGCACTATTTGCCGGAAAAATATACAGAAGCTGAATTGTTCTCTGTATACAAAGATCACTTCCAAAAGGGAAGAGGGTGGATAGGTCCTGGTGAAGCGTTAGATAATAGAACTAACAAGATTTATCAACAATTTGCACCTGAAGATGCCATCGGTGAAGTTTTACAGAACATTGAGAATGCTTTTTCCGAGCCACAGATTGGTACAGCGTCGAAAAACCAAGATGATTCTTCAACAACTAAGGGTGAGGAACTAGTACGCTTCTTGTCAGTGTGGTGGGACAAGCGTCGTATGCAAGAATTGGTTCAAGATCGGCAACGCACCGGAGCGTGGGCTGGCTGGGCCAATTTGCGTCTTTGGATCCCCTGGCGGTTTTTACGTCAAACTGGCGACGGAGTAACCGTTCCAACGGCACCAAGTTTTGAAGACGCTTTGAATATGATTTTTGTGTCTGGACCTTCACCAGATACTGGCGCAATGGTGATAGACCAAGCTACACAAGATGTCGCTGCTATATATCTTGACAAAGAAGTAGAATATAGTTCTGATGGTTCAACAAAAACTTTCGAACGTGCAGAACTCCATTACCTTGATCCTAACCGCAGTAGGGATGAAGACGCGTCAATGATTATGCGGTTTGTCTATTCAAATAAAGATAAGCCGGATGTTCGTGTTGAGCTGCCTTTGCAGGGGCACTTGCTAACAAGCGAAATGCGCACCCGTGTGGTAATCACAGAACCTGTCATGCGGACACAGCGTCAGCTTAATTTCGTTGCTACCTTGATAGGCCGTATCGTCGAAACGGCTGGCTTTCGCGAGCGATATATTCACAACGCAAAGCCACAAGGTATTCGTTACTCACACGACGAAGGTGATTCTCTACCCGATGGTGCATTTCTAGAAAGAGACGAAGAAGGTAGATTGTGGCGTGTTGTTCCTCAAGTGCGTACACTTGGTGCTGCCACTGTTACGGAGCTCATTGGTCTACCGCAGATGGATCAGACCGGAGAGACAAGAGGCAACCAAATGCCACAAGTAACGATTGCTGAACCTGTTGATCCAAAACCGTACACGGAAACGCTAGAGTCTATTCGTCGCCGTATTCTCAGGATGTGTCAGCAAGGTCATCTTGGTGGTACATCAAACGCCGAGACTTCTGGTATTGCATACGAACAAGCTCGTTCAGTTTTTGAGAAAGACCTAGAGAAACGGCGTGTGTCTTCAGAGGGGATGCTACGCGATCTTTTGACCGTGGTGGTATTGCTTGCTGAGTTGATTTCAAACAAGGTCGGTGAGTACAGCAATACGCTTAGAATCACTGTAGACCAGCACATCAATCCTGGTCCAAGAAGTCCTGACTTGGTAAGGCTTGATCTCGAAGCTTATGCCGCTGGTGGCATGTCCCAATTGACTCTGATTTCTAAGCTTGGTATCGAAGATACAGACGCAGAAACAAAACGCATACGTGAGTCGTCAACATTCATTATGGGATTGATTGAGAAAGTGACAGCTTCTCAAGGATTCACCAAAGAGAGTATGATTAAAGTCATGGCACTGTTGGAAGTACCTGCGGCTGTTGTAGCAGCGCTTGAAGTAGAGGACATTCCTGAACCAATAGCACCCCCGGTTGAAGAGTAGGTTGTGATTTTCAGCCTAACCTCTTATACTACCTAGCAGGCAAAATGTTTCATTGAGGGGCGGGAGGCCCGCTTCTAACCTGTCAAGGTGGCAGCTTATGCCAGAAATCAGTGACGCTGAGTACAGACAGTATCTTTCCTATCAGCAGCTTGGAACTCCAACTGAGGTTTCGCGAAAAGTGAGCGACCTTGAAACGGACAACAAGAAGCAACGGGACGAAATTCGTGTTCTCAAGGAGAATGCTCCTGAGGACGGACAGATGCTTGTTTCAAAAGGCGACGTTGAGGAGCTCACCAAGTATCGGGAGCTGGGCAAACTCGATGAACTGAAGACTGGTATAGAAGTAGGTCAAAAGGCGGCTGTTGAATTGGCTGCCAAGGAAGTCCGTGAAGCTGCGGTACAGTTTGCTGCGACGGCCGGGCTTGCTCCTGAAGCAGTGGATACACTCACTGCTATCCCCGCACTCAAAGGCGCGAAATTCGAGGTACGGTCTGTGAAGAACGACAAAGGCGATGATGTAAATGTTGCCTATGTCACTCTTGAAGGTGAGAACCAGAAAGCGATGAAATACGAAGACGCTGTCGAACGTGTTCCGTCACTGAAAGGTCTTCGCACTGCTACAAAGGAAGACGACAAGAGTGGCACTAAGTTCGGTCCTCAAGGCGGACCTGGCGGTGAAAAAGGTGGACAAGAAAACGTCTACGCAAAGATCCGTAAGGATGCCGAAGATCGCAAGAAGGCGGGAGAGGGTCACACTGACTCCGCTACACGAGTACGAAAGGCACTCAATGTTGCGGTGTCGTAACGTTCATCTTTTCACCTTCTAAGGAGCATTTTCATGCCCATGTCGGTGTCAAGCACTCCGGGCGGTGAGGTTCATCCCACTCCGTTCGTTGGGCCAGTCGAGCATTCAGTTGCCGTGCTGCTTGACGTATCCACACTGACGATCGATGAGGTCGATCAGTACGGATACATCAAGCCTGGTGTGCTCATCCAGATTAACGGTGACAAGATCACCGGAGTCTCGCAGGTCGCGTATGGCGCGGTTATCGAAGCCGCCAAGGTTGCGCCAGCTGGTTCCGATACCGCGGCACTCGGAGCTATTACGGATGATGTCGAAGTTGCCGTTGGTCTTTTTGTTCTAATCAACCGTGACATCCTTGAGGACAGCCTCGGTCGCGCGCTTAGCGCAGATGAGCTGTCTGCCGTGGACGCCGCGGGTTCACACGTCGCCATCACGCCCACCTGATCCGGTGAACCGGACTAACTGACAGGAGATCAGCTACAATGGCAGATTTTACCTGGCTGGCGGAGGAAGACGAACTTACTCCGACAGCACTTACAGTCAGGGCGCAGACTGTCGACCCGACTGACGAAGGACGACTCCTATGGGCAGGTTTCATGCCCCGTCGTGATGTCGAGCAGACGAAGATTGCGTCACTGAGTACCCTTGACGTGCGAATCACTTCGGATCGCAGAGAGTGGAACACACGCGGACGATACATCCCTCTCGAGACTCCGCCCCGTTCGGAAATCGAGTGGGTGCCGGTCGAGGCTTACTTTCGCATTGCCGAGAAAGAGATCAATGATCTCTTGAACGAAGTGCGAGGTAACCAGGCTCTCTTCCGTCAAATCGTTGGTGCTCGTATTCCTGCTCGTACGGAGATGCTTGCACTCGCTAACTGGCGGCGTGTTGAGCGTGATGTGTTCTCTGCGTGGGCTACTGGTGAAATCACGGCAATGAACCCACAGACCGGCGTCACTTACACGGTCGACTATGGATTCGACGCCGCACGTTATCAAACGGCCGGGACGGCGTGGGATGACGCTGGTACTGACGCTTACGAAGATTTCCTTGCTTGGCTTGAAGATGCCATCGAGGCTGTTGGTCCCATCGAAGGTGCGATGATGCGTATTGCGACGCGCAATGCTATTCAAGCGGACGCACCAAACCCGATGCCTGGTGCGCAGACGGGTCTGCGGGCTACCTTGCCGCAGATCGAACAGCGCGTCTCAGACGAACTTGGAATTCCTTTCAGGTTCTTCATCAATGAACAGACCACCGATGTGTTTACAGATGGTGGTACGGCTAAGACGCGTACCAAGGTCTGGCCTGCGCAGGTCGTCGCGGCTGTTCCTCAAGGACTGACAGTTGGAACCACGGCCTTTGCACCTGTTGCGCGTGCATACGACCTTAGTTCGCAAGCTCCTGGTGCTGGTGTTGATGTCCGTGGTGTGACCATTTATCACGAGATCGAGAACGGTGGTCGTGGTTTGGTTATCGAAGGACAGATCAACCCGATGCCCGATCCTGATGAGCAGAAGCTCTTTGTGATCGATGCTGGTGTGTGAGTAATACTCCAGCTTCTCTAACTATGAGGTTCTGATTACAATGGCACGTAATGAAATCAAAAACACGCTGCGGCATGGTGGTGCGCTTTTCATGCCGGGGAATGAGCAGCATGCTGACATGCTAGCTGCAGAGTTGCATGGTCGTTCTTGCCGTCGGTTGCTTGACCGTGAGGTTGTTTCGGGTCCGGCTTTCGAGAAGAAAGCAAAGGCTTGGGAGAAGGACAACAAGGAAGCAGCTGATGAGGCCAAGCGCACTGAAGAGGTAAAGGCGACGCGCCGTGAAGCCAGTTCTGTTCCGTGGGCGCATGCACCCGGTGAGGGGAACACGTCTACGAATGAGGAAGAAGAGGAAGAAGAAGACGAGCAGTAATGGCTGTCCAACCTGATGCTCTGATTGCCCCCAACGGTCCTGTAGAGCTTTCTCTCTTTCCGGGTGAAGCACCAGACGGCGCATTGCTCGAGCGCATGGCCGTCTATGTCGGTAAAGCAGAAGATAAAACTTCTGCATATACCTTTGCTACCCCGGAAAGAGAGGAAGCTGCTGTTGCAGCATGGGCACTCTACTTAGCGTTCAACGCTGCTTATACACTCTCCTTGGCTCGTCCAGCTGAGCAAGATGCTGGTTTTGAGGTGTTAGGTCGTGTCCTTTATGAAGACGACCAACGGCAGGGGCTAAAAGATTTAGCCGACAAATACTTCGAAGAATGGCTTGCAGTAATTGCTGGCGCTGATGACGGATCACAGGTGCTTGGAACAGGTGTGTCTACACACACAACTCCGCTCACTTATGACTACTAATGAATGCCTTATCGCGCCATAGCGAAACATTAAGGCGCATTAAAGAGCGTGGTGAGTATATAGAGTTTACAAAGGATACAATAACGCACGACGAAACCACTGGCGTACAAACTGAACTGTCTCTCGACGTAGTGGTGGGTTACGCAGTTCAGTTGAAAGACGAATTGGCACACTACCGTGGCATGACTCTTATTGAAAGAGATCCTGTCACGTTGCTTTTTGTACCGTCAGCGATAAACAACAGTCCTGTTCTAAATGCACGTTGCACTTGGGGTGATGTACAAAGGTTAGTGCGGCATTTCCGTATCATACGTGCTGATGGTTTAGTCATTGGTGCAAGGATAATAGCAATCGTATGACTGGTATGCTATTGGACGGACCAGGGTTCAGGCGTGCATTAGCGCGCCATACAGAAAAAGTCAATCGCCGTGAAGGTGTGATGTTTCGTAACACGGTGGAACATGTAGAACGTTCTATCAAATTCGGAAGTGAAACAACTGGCGCACCTGGACAGCCTGTTCGTTCTGGTAACTTGTTGAAGTCTTTCTTCCGTAGTGGATCGTTGCGTTCACGAAACGTGACAATTGCAGCAGACTTGACTAAAGCTCCTTATGCACCGCTGATTGAGAACAATCCAAACGATATGCAACTTCGTTCAGAAGTTGGAGGGTTTCATAGTATCAAGATAACAAAGATCAATTTTAGGTGGATTGTTCGGTATGAACTTGCAGTGGCTAAGGCTCTTGTACCGTAATGCTTGATAATCATGCCGCGTTGCTTGCGTTGCGCAACCGTTTGTTGACAACGGTAGTTGCCACAACTGGTTCCACAACGTTAGCGTCTACTGTGGACGGCTTTACAAGAACAACCGGCTCATTCGTGGATGATGGTTTCGTACCTGGAATGGAGGTCACTCCTTTCGGTTTCACAGACAATTCTTCAAGTATCCTGAAAACTGTCGCACCAACTGTGGTGACAGTACAAGATTTTAGGTTAGAAGAACCGCCTACGCCTGGAGTTTCTTTAACTGTCGGGGTACCCACCATACGGGGTTGGATCAATAAAGAGATCAAACCGGATATTGGCGCTTGGCGTATCAAAGAAATGTTTCAACCAGGCGCAGGAAGGGTTGAAGGTCTTGGTTCTTTTGTTTGGATCCATTACCATCCTTCTTATATGGTGACTTTCCATGGTCCTGATAATTCAGGTGCCTTACCAATGATGCGGATGATGGACTCCATCCTCGGCGTGTTTCCTCCCATGTTACCGTTAGTTCTTGCGGGTGGTGTGGTTCTTCGTGTACGTTCAACGGTAGTACCTTTTGCTAGTGAGCTTCTTAACGACGAGAACGGACAAGCCTATATCGTCGTCACTGTCCCGTTATGGGTGCGCACACAGAACACTATTTAGGAGGTTGACATGGCGCAGTCTGCAACAAATGTCCTAGTCGCACTCATGCGGGAGACCGTTTTCGGAACTCCTGCAACCCCTGTAACGGGTGCTGATAGATTTCGTCTGATTGACAGCGCTGGTCTAAAACTTTCTCGGGCGAATATTGTTTCGCAAGAACGGCGTTCAGATCAGCTAGAGAATATCGGGCGCCTGGGTGGTATCTCAATAGAAGGTGTGATCAATTCAGAAATCAACCCTGGTGGTGACTTTGATCTACTGATCGAAGACTTGGTTCGTGGCACTTGGGGCGCTTTGGGTGAAAACACTGATATTGATGCTGGTGGTGTGGGTGTTGGAACAGAAGTGCGTGAAGTAGATACGCCGGCCACTCCTATCTATCGCTCGTACACCATCGAACAATATGACATTGATATCGATCAGTCAGAATTGTTCACAGGCATGCGGTTGACGCAAGCGGACTTCTCGCTTCAGCCTGGTGAGATGGCGAACATTTCTTGGAGATTCCAGGGTCAAAACCGTCAGGTCCTACAAACGGCGGCGTCACCATATTTTACGGCACCGGATCTTACTGCGGGGTTGCCTTTGATCGCAGACGATGCCGTCATAACTTACCAAGGGTCACCAATCCTTGTGGCAACCGGCTTGAACTTCACTCAGCAGACTGATGCGGCTGGCCAGCCCGTTATTGGTTCTTTCTTGTCTCCTGATGTATTCATGAACATGCACCGTATTAACGGCACTATCTCTGCCGTTCGTGAAGACCTTGATGCTTTGGATGATTTCGACGCTGAGACTGAATTCGAGCTAAAGGTTGTCATGCAGGCACCGACGGCTCCTCCGAGGCTTACTTTCGCCTTTATCATGCCTGTTGTGAAGATTCGTGATATTGACGCTAACCTTATTGGTGGTGATGCGGCTAAGGTTGAGACGCGTCAATTCGCTGCACATCCTGAGCCTAGCTTGAGTAACGCAATCCAGTATTATTCGAGCACTGAGACTCCTATTATCGTTTAGTATCGAGGGCGGGGCAGCGGCACGGCATTCTCGGGTACTGCTCTGAGAGGGAGTTGGTGGGGACTCCTCATCCTTGTTTACCTCTCTAGAAGGATGTTTTACTATGTCCGGTCTTGACATCGAAAAAGCAAAAGAAGCAACAGCGTGTGAAGATGTTCCGTCTTTTGCGCATCTTCATGGTGTTGACGGTCAACCCCTTTTTTATGACGTAAATGAACACGAGGTAAAGCCTGTTGGTATTTACGTCACTGGTGTTCAGTCAAAGCAACACCGTATAATCGAGGCACAACAGCGTAAGCGTCGTTTGTCAAAGAAAGACATGACGGCTGAGCGTGCCATTAAGGACCATCTCGCGCGTGTGGTGAATTGTACTACTGGCTGGGAAGGGATTCATGTGAATGGTGTCCCTGTTGAACCCACTAAAGAAAACATTAGAACACTCTATGTTGAACTTGAGTGGGTTTACGATCAAGTTGTTGACCACATGAATGAGCACAGTAATTTTTTCAAGAACGGGTCGAGCGAGTAGCTGAATGGCTTAGGTTTCGTCGTCGACTCGATGAACAGGTTGGAAAAGACAAGAAAACAAAAACAGAAGCTCATCTTAATCGTGCGGCAGCACGTGGTTCACAAGCTGCAATTGACTTCTTGGAAAATGAACCTGAATATCCTGAAGATGGTGATTACTTAATACAATGGGCATTTAGGCTTCATGGGCGTAGTGGTGCAACAATTAATGGTCTTGCACCTTTATCGTATACGGCTATTGAGTCTTGGAGCAACTTGAATGGTATTCTAGGATTGTTACCAGAAGAAGTGGATGCTTTAATTTATCTTGATGATATTTTGTTAGGGCACGAATCGCTTGAAGCTGAAGAGGCTGTTGTTGTAGAACGCGAACACCTTCCTTGGCCTAAGAAGAAGTAGATGGAATTAGCGGCACTTGGTCTTCGTGTTGATGCTCGTGGAGCCATAAGGACGCTGAACGTCTATTCTGGTTCAGCGGCTAATGCTGGCCGCGCTACAGAGAAGTTTGAAAGAACAACTAAAAACCTGACAGCAACTCTCGGAGCTCTTGGTGGGTTCTTTGGTGTTCGACAATTAGTAGAATATGCTGATACATGGACTCTCATTAATGCCCGTGTTCGCATTGTAACGGACACGCAAGAGAAAGCTAATGCTGTTC